CCCGATACCGATCTGGTGCTTGACGCCGACGCGGAGAACCCAGCCGCCCTCATCCGCGTCTACCGTCCCGACGGCGATGGCTGGTCCGCATCCGACACGATCGTCGGCCACCGCTTCCGCACACTCACGAAGATTGACCCGCTGCCCGAGCCGTCAGACGACCGCGACGAGACCCGCGAGGTCGACCTCGACGTCCCCGGGTACATCCGTGACGCCGCGACACGCGGTCTCGAGTTCCATGACGAGGGTCTGTCCGGGGACGGAGTGGTGCCGGCAACAGTCCGCGACGCGCGTCGGATGGCGAACGGTGAGATCACCGAGGACAAGGTGATCCGCGCGAGCGCGTGGGCGGCACGTCACGCAGTCGACCTCGACGCCGATGGTGCGCGTCCGGGAGACGACGGCTTTCCATCCGCCGGCGCGGTTGCTCACTATCTCTGGGGGATACCAACCGGAGACCGATACGCTGACGCGCGCGGCTGGTTCGATCGCAAGGCAGAACAGATCAAGGCGGAGCGAGTAATGATCGAAGTCACTCCTGTTAGCCCGCGGACCGCGGGATCGTCTGTCGAGTTCCGCGAGATCACCTCGGAGATCCGTGCGGAGACCGACGGTCGCTTCGTCGGATACGCGGCGATGTTCGACCAGCCATCACAGCCGCTGCCGTTCGTTGAGCGGATCGCACCCGGCGCCTTCTCGCGATCGCTCCGGAACCGTAAGCGCGACGTCCGCCTGTACGTCAATCACAACTCCGATCTTGTTCTGGCATCACGCCGCTCGGGAACTCTGAACCTTGCGGAGGACGAGCGTGGTCTCCTCGTCGAGGCCGACCTCCCTAAGACGTCTTACGCGAACGATCTGCGCGAACTCATGCGCGCTGGCGTCGTCGACCGTATGTCCTTCGGCTTCTCCATCGCTGGCAAGGGTGGCGACTCGTGGTCCGACGACGGCTCGGAGCGCGTGCTGCGATCGGTCACGCTTCACGAAGTCTCGGTCGTGACCGGCTTCCCGGCATACGAGTCGACGTCTGCCGCGCTCCGTTCCCTCGAGCGCCTGTCGAAGCGCACCTCGCTCGACGTCGAGGAACTCGTCGACACGATCAACTCGATCGCAGACGGTCACGAGATCGACGCGGAACGTGCGGCCGCGCTTCTCGCCGCCGTCAAGGTCTCGAAGGACGACGAGGCGCCCGGGGCGCTCGGTCTCAAGAAGGCCCGTCTGGACCTCCTCGCGAAGAAGGTCATCTAGGCCGTCTAGGGGCCATTCCCGGACCCTGTTAGCCTAGTTGACGGATCGCGTCCGGTATGGCATACTTCTCCTAGCGGCGGGTGAGGGACCCGCCCCGGAGAGAAAGAGAGACCGATGACCGAGACGATCACCGAGAGGGCGACCGAGATCCGCGACGCCGCGATCGAATCCGCCCGCCACTTTGTCCGCCGCGTCAACTACCTCTGCGAGAGCGAGACCGTCAAGGATTACGGCGTGATGCTGCTCCTCGACGAGGCTGTGGCTCACGCCCAGTGGGTCGAGATCAACCTCGAGATCGGCGACCTGCGGACGATCCTCGACTGGTCGCCGCGCCTGATCGGCGAGTGGCAGGGTCGCGCGTTCGACCTCGCCAACCGCAAGGCACTCAAGCAGTTCGACCTTTCGACCCTCCACGCCTTCGGGACCGATCTGCTCGACCTCGAGCGGAAGGTCCGCAACCTCGACGCGGCGATCGCCTGACCGACTCCGCGACGACGGCGCCCCGCTCCGGCGGGGCGTCATCGTGTTCGCATTGATCTGTGCTGTATTCTTTCGTCACGCGGCGCGCCCTACCCACGGGACCTTCCGACTCGCGACCGGGTCGAAGCAACCGCACCGATGGAACCGATGACTAAGGAGGACTCCCGTGGAGTCTTACATCCAGCGTCAGCAGGAGGAGCGCGCCCGCGCGTGGGAGGAGGCCAAGGGTCTCCTCGACGCCGCCGCGGCCGAGAACCGCGACCTCACCGCTGAGGAGCAGCAGACCTACGACCGGATCTCCGAGGACCTCGACCGCCGTGGCGCGGTCATCGAGACCCTCCGTGCCGACCTCGAGCGCGAGGCCCGCGCCGCGGAGGTCCGCATCCCCGAGATCACCCGCCAGCCCGCCCCCGAGCCTCGCCAGAGCGACGCGGATCTCCTCCGCGCCCTCGCCCGCGGCGAGATCCGGTCGGCCACGTTCGAGCGTCGCGACATGAACACGTCCGACGACTCGTCCGTCGTCCCGCAGGGCTTCTACGAGGTTCTTCAGGAGCAGTTGATCTACGCCGGCCCGATGCTCGAGCCGGGGATCGCGACCATCCTGACGACCGCGATGGGCAACGACATCAAGGTCCCGCGTCAGACCGCGTTCTCGAACGCGACCGCGACGGCGGAGGCCGCTCAGTTCGGCGAGTCGGAGCCGACCTTCGAGTCGTTCACCCTCCGGGCGCACAAGTACGGCACGCTCCTGCAGGTCTCCCGCGAACTCCTCGAGGACAGCGGCATCGACCTCGAGGGCTTCCTCGGCCGTCAGTTCGGCCACGCGCTCGGAACGGCGGTCAACTCCGTCCTTACGATCGGTACTGGCACCGTTCAGCCGAACGGCATCGTCACCGCGTCGTCGGCTGGCAAGACCGGCGGCACCGGCGTCTCCGGCGCTTTCACCGCGGACAACCTGATCGACCTCGCGCACTCGGTCGACAGCGCGGTTGCGCGTCAGCCGGGCGTCGGCTTCATGATGGCCCGCGCGACGCTCGGAGCCGTCCGCAAGTTGAAGGACGACGCGGGGCAGTACCTCTACGTCCCCGGCGTCGGTACGCCCGACTCGCTGCTCGGTTTCCGAGTCATCGAGAACCCGGACGTTCCGGCGGTCGCCGTCGACGCGAAGAGCGTCCTGTTCGGTGACTTCTCCTCCTACCACATCCGCCGGGTCGGCGGGGTCGAGATCGCGCGCAGCGACCAGTTCGCGTTCGATCAGGACCTCGTGACGTTCCGTGCGGTCGTTCGTCTCGACGGCGATCTGGGCCAGAGCGCGAACGTCAAGCACTTCGTCGGTGGCACCGCCTGATAAGTGCTACGGTCCCGGGGGCGGGTGAGCGAGCGCAGGCGCTCCCCGCCCCCGGACCTGCGTCCTGCGACGAACGGAGCCTGCGACGTGCGACCTGCGATCCATTGGTGGAGTAACTCTCCGAGCGCCCCGACGGGCTACGGAACTCAGACGAAGGCAGTGACCTACCGTCTTGCCGACGCCGGCTTCCCGGTCTCGATCGGATCGAACTTCGGTCTCGAAGCGACCGGCCTCGAGGCCGCGACCGACGCCGGGATCAGCCTGCCGATCTACCCCCGCGGGTATGACGGCTACTCGCAGGACACGATCGGCGCCCACTACAAGGACTGGCGGCTCCGCAACGTCAACCGCCGATCCCTGCTCGTGACCCTCTACGACGTCTGGGTCCTGACGTCTAAGAGCCTCGACGACCTCCCGATCATCGCGTCGTGGGTTCCGCTCGATCATCAGACGCTCCCGCCGCGGGTCGCTGCTTGGTGCGCCCGGCCGAACGTCGCCCCGATCTCGATGAGCCGGTTCGGTCAGGAGATCCTCGCGCGCCGCGACATCGAGTCGGTCTACATCCCGCATACCGTCGAGAAGATCTTCCGGCCGACGTCCGGCGGCGCCGAACTGATGGACGTACCGGATGATGCCTTCGTCGTCGCGATGAACGCGGCGAACAAGGGCAAGACGCCCACGCGCAAGGCGTGGTCGGAGAATTTCCTCGCTCTCGCCGTCCTGATGCGCGAGAACCCGGACGTCTGGGTCTACGTCCACACTGAGCCGGTCACCCCGTTCGGGATCGACCTGCCCGCTCTCGCGGCCGCGTGCGGCATCCCGGCCGAGCGTCTCCGCTGGGCGTCCGCCTATCCCTACCGGATCGGCTCCTACGACGACCGCGCCCTCGCAAAGATCTACACGCGGGCGGACGTCCTCCTCGCCGTCTCGATGGGCGAGGGCTTCGGAATACCCACTATCGAAGCACAGGCTTGCGGGACCCGGGTGATCGGATCGAACACCGCCGCGACCCCGGAACTTCTTGGCGCCGACTCGTGGAAGGTCGACGGGCAACCGGAGTGGGACCCGGCGCAGGAGGCGTTCTGGTTTCGGCCGAACGTCCAGTCGATCCACGCCGCACTCCGAGAGGCTGTCGAGGCCGGCGGAGGCCGATCGCAGGTCGCCGTCTCGAAGGCCGGCGAGTACGGTGCGGACAAGGTCATCCCGCGGCAGTGGTTCCCGCTAGTGGAGCGGATCGCGGAATGATGCTCGTCGTGCCGACGCTGACTCGTCACGACCTTCTAATGCGGATGCTCGAGAGCGTCGACGGCGCAGTGAGCCATCTCGTCGTCATCGACAACTCCGGTCGCGGCGTCGACCTTCCGGACGGACCCTGGGACGAGTCGACGCTGCTGGTGATGCCGTCGAACCTCGGCGTCGCGGCTTCGTGGAACCTCGCCATCAAGATGGCGCATCGCGAACCGTTTCTAATGATCGCGTCAGACGACGTCGAGTTTCCCGAGGGCGCGTTGAGCCAGTTCGCGGACCAATCCGGCGAGGACAGGCTGGTCGTCTCGGAGACGTGGCCGCACTGGTGCGTGTTCACGATCGGGATGGGAGTCGTCTCCCGGCTCGGTCTGTTCGACGAGGGCTACTACCCCGCCTACTACGAGGACACCGAGTACGAGCGGCGAATGGCGGACGCCGGCGTGGACCGGCTGCTCGGTCCTGCGGTCTGGCACGATAACAGTTCCACCCTGAACACGCCGGGCGCGAACTGGGAACGCGGCACAGCGAGCAGCGCTAATCAACGCCTGTATCAGTCGGGTCAGCACGTCGGGTTCGACCCTTACCGCTGGCGCGCGCAGGCGTGGGTCAGGCCTTGATGCCGTAGAAGTAGAGGTCCTGCGAGAGCGGGTTGTATGCGAACTCGTACTCGCCGAACATAGCATCAAGGTCGAAGGCGTCTCGGAAGTCCTGCTCGTTCAGATTCCGGTAATAGTCTTGGTCGGCCGTGAGCGGCGACGAGCCGGGCGACGATCGCCGAGTACCGTGTTCGGGCCTGCCGTCCGACGCGCAAGTGAAGATTACATAGCGCGCGGCCAGCCGGCTCATGTTCGCGAAGGTCGCGGCCCACTCCGGATTATGCTCGAAGCACTCGGCGCTGATCGCAACATCGAAGGCGCCGTCGGGCAGGTCGACGTCCTGCCCCTGCGCGACCAGATCCACGTCAAGGCCGGGACCGACGTCGACGCCGACGTAGCGAGATGCGTCGAAGAAGTCGCGAACGGTCCCGTTGATGTTCAGACTGCCGATCTCGACCACGGAGACGTCCGAGAACATTTCTGGGAACCGTCGCCGGAGGGTCGACAGGTACTCTCGCTGCTCGATGTGCGCCACGAGCGCAGTCTAGCAAGGATCGCTCTCGTGCTGGCAGCACGTCTGTCTGTGACTGTACGCTAGGCGCGTCCCGGAGGATCTCGTGGCGGATTACTGCTCACTCGCTGAACTCAAGGCCGCTCTGTCCATTCAGGACTCGGTCGATGACACGCTCCTCGAGTCCGTCATCGACGCCGCCTCGAGGTTCGTCGACGCCCACTGCCGCCGTGACTTCCCCGTGGCTGCTGGCACCGCGTCCCGCGACTACGCCCCGACTGGCCGATACTCCGCGCTCCCGATCGACGACGCGACCACGATCGTCTCCGTCAAGATCGACGACGACCTCGACTACTCCTTCGGCGAGACTCTCGTCAACGACGTCGACTGGCAGGCGGAGCCGCTCAACGGACGCGCCGCCGGTCAGGACTGGCCTTACACGCGCCTCCGTCCGCTCGAGGACGGCTACTGGCCGATCGGCCGGACCGGACGCGCAACCGTCCGCGTCGAGGCAACCTACGGCTGGCCGGCGATCCCGAACGCCGTCAAGCAGGCCACGATCCTCCAAGCGTCCCGGATGTTCACGCGATACGACTCGCCGCTCGGCGTTGCCGGCTTTGGTGAGATGGGCGCGATGCGCGTCTCTAGCCGCGTCGACCCCGACGTGGCGCTACTTCTCGAGCCGTTCGTGAGGGTGACTCTCTGATGGCGACGTCGATGGCGGCGATCCGGGAGGGACTCGCCACGCGTATGGCGACGATCGACGGTCTTCGGGTCTCCTCGTTCGTCCCCGACGCGCCGCGGCCGCCGATCGCGATCGTGCTGCCGCAGCGGATCGAGTTCGATCTCAACGCCGTGCGCGGAGCGGACACCTACTACCTCCGGGTCATGCTCCTAGTGTCCCGGGCGGACGATCGCGCCTCGCAGGCGAACCTTGACGCCTACATCGTCGGCGCTGGCTCTATCAAGGCCGCGATTGAGGCCGACCGAACGCTGGGCGGTGCCGCGGATACTTGCCGCGTTACGTCTCTCGATAACTACAACTATGTCCCCGTCGGGGATACACTTTATCTCGGTGCAGACTTCAATGTGGAGGCAGTAGGTTGAGCGACTCTTACATCGTGACGTCCGACCGCCTCCGGTGGCGCTCGGGGAAGCGTCTCGAGGCTTCGGACCTCGAGGGCAGTAACATCGCAGCGCTGATCGCGGGCGGTCATCTCGCGGAGGCACCAAGCAAGAAAACCATTATCCCGGCAGAGCCGGACGCGCCGACGCCCACGTCGGAGGAGGAGTAGCAAGTGGCACGCTTCGTTCTTACCGACGTCGCCGTCATCCTGAACTCGGTCGACCTCTCGGACCACGTCGCTAACGTCGAGGTGAACACCAACTTCGATGAGGTGGAGACGACTGCGTATGGCGACGGTGGTCGCACGCGCATCGCTGGTCTCGAGGACTCGTCGATCACGCTGACCTTCCATCAGGACTACGAGGCCGCGTCTGTCGACGCGACCGTCGCTCCGCTGGTTGGCACGACGACCACGTTCGAGATCTACCCGGCCGGCACCACGATCGGCGCGACGAACCCCAAGTACTCCGGCAGCGTTCTGGTGACGGAGTGGGCCGGTCTCGGTGGGGCCGTCGGCGACCTCGCAACGGTTGACGTGACGTGGCCGGTGAGCGGCCAGATCACGAGGGCGACAGCGTGATCTCTCTCTCCCTGCGCGTCCGCTCCGGCGGAGACGAGAAGACCTACGTCGTCGGCCCGAAGGTTCAGGTTGCCTTCGAGCGCGAGTTCAAGGTCGGCATGCCCGTCGCCTTCCAGCGCGACCAGAAGGTCGAGCACCTCTATTGGATCGCGTGGAAGGCGGCGCAGGCTGCCGGCGAGGTCGTCAAGCCGTTCGACGGTTGGCTCGATACCGTCGAGATGGTAGAGATCGCGGAGGTCGACTCCGGCCCTTTGTCCGAGGGGGAATGACCCACACGGTCGCGCAGATCTCTGTCGCGACCGGGATCGCCCCCAACGATTTGCTCGACGCTCCGCCTGAGATCTTCGCGGCGATCGTCAAGGTCCTCAACGAGCGGGCCGAACGATCGAGGAAGAAGCGGCGATGAGTGGACGGGCGGGCAGATACGACAACCGCGCCGGCGTGACGATCTACGGTCTCGACGGGACCAAGCGTCTGATGCGGATCGCTGCGCCTGAACTCAAGCGGGAGATGGACAAGGAGATCCGGCGCATCCTCGAGCCGGTCCAGCGATCCGCGCGTCAGAACGTCCCGCAGGACGCGCCGCTCTCGAACTGGAACCGGAGCGTCAATCGTCCCGGGTCGCAGCCCTCCTACACGCCGTATCACAAGCGCTGGGAGTATGCCCGCCTCGAGTGGGATCCGGGCGAGATGAAGCGGAACATCAAGATCCGTCAGGGCGGCCGTCGCGCACGGGGATCTGCCGAGCGTTCCGCGTGGTCGGTGCGATCGAACGAGCCGGCTGCGGTGATCTGGGAACTGATGGGCCGCGGTATCTCTAACGTGAACATGGTCCGCACGGTGCGCCGCCTATCTGGGCAGACCGGCCGTATCCTCTACAAGGCGTGGGATAACTCCTACGCGAAGCAGACGGCGCCACGTCAGATCGAGCGGGTCATCCGCGAGTATGAGCGGCGTCTCGAGCAGCGGATCCGGAGCGGCGACTAATGGCAAGCGGCGCGATCGAAGTAAGGGTTGTCGGGACGACCGACTTCAAGCAGTGGCAGCGCGCGCAGCGCGAGTTCGACCGTATGGCGAAGGCGGCCGACACTCTCGAGAACCGGATCCGTCGCGCCGGCGAGTCGATGACGAAGGTCGGCCGGACCTTCAAGAACGTCGGCTCCTCGATGAGCCGGTTCATCACCGCGCCCGTTGTCGCGATCGGCGCCGCGTCCATCAAGTCCGCCGCTGACTTCGAGACGTCCCTCTCGAAGATCGAAGGTCTTGTCGGCGTCGCTTCGCACGAGATGGGGCAACTCCGGGACGCCGCACGCCAACTCGGTCCGGCCTACGGAGTGTCCGCGAACGAGGCCGCCGAGGCTCTG